GTCCTGGCACTGATAAGGAAATTACGCTTGAATTCTCCATCCGTAGAGACGCCGATGGTCGATGGACGCTAATGAATGGCGTGAATGTTATTGCTTCTACTAATAATTTTTCAATTAGTGAATTTATTTATAAAGGCCTGATCCTTGGCTATGTGGGCAGTAGTTCAACATTTAAAACGCCAGTCCTGGAAATTATTTATCAAGTGAAATCGCTGAAAGAAGTGATTGTTGTTAGTTCAGAAAAAATTATAAATAGATCGTTTGAAAGCAAAACTGCAATTGCTGAAGTAAGCCACTATCCCTCTCAGGTTTCTAGGTCTTGTGACAATGGACCAGAGCATTCTGTGGTCTATGTGAATGAAAGCTTGGCAGAAAGTATGGATGCTGTCACTGGTGAAGTGGGACGATTCTCTCGTTGTGCAACGGTTGGCTTAAAGCTAAAAAGCTCTCCCGCTTTAAAGCAACTAGATCAATTAAGAATTTATTTTAAAAATGGCATCAACGTGGTAAATTTGCTCACGCCAGATGCGCCGCCCGCCCCGTCAAATTTATTCACCGACTTTGCCTATTACTTGTTAACTGACAAAGAAACCGGCGTTGGTGACTTGGTGGATGGCTTGGTTGACATCGACCAGATGCGACTCACTTCAGTATTCTTGCAGCGTAATAAATTGTTTTATAGCGATGCGTTAGTAGAGCAAGCAAATTTGCGAGTACTTTTGTCTCAAATTGCACCGGCTATGTTGTGCAACTTAGTCATTCGTAATGGCAGGTTTTCCATTGAACCTTCTTTACCAATTCATGCTGATGGAAGTATTAATACAGACAGAGTGCCATTTATAGGCATGTTTACAAGCGGCAATATTGTCGATAACACTTTTAGCGTTGAATATTTACCTGCGGAGGAAAGACAAGATTTCATTGCAGTGGTGCGTTATCGGCAAGAGCGCGTTAACCAATTTGCGGAATCCAGGGCAATTATTGCAAAGTATACGTCTGCAGAACTTGGCAGCACTATTGATCCTCCCGTTGAAGAATTCAATTTAAGCTTTATCACTTCAAAAGAACACGCCATTCTTGTTGCGAAGTATTATCTTTCCATTCGCAGGCGCATCACTCATACCATTACTTTCAAAACATCTCCTTTTGGTATTGCGCTCACTCCAGGAGCTTTCATTCGCGTGGTGACAGAGAGCAATCCTTATACTCCCACTAACAATGGCATTATTAGCGCAGATAAATTTGTAACAAGTGCCAAGCCTTTAATTACATCTGGAAGAAGCACGTTTGACGTGTATGTATGGGAGCGCACAAAAGAAACAGTGGAGTCCACTACAATTACAGTTGAGGCCGATGCTGCTTCTGGAACAATTAAATGCGTAGATGGTCCCTCTGATTGTTTATTTGCAGTTAGAGAATCTACCACTCGCAATAATTGTTACATTGTTGAGGCAGTGGAAGTTGACGAAGATGGCATTGTTAAAGTGACTGCCAGCCATTTTCCAGTGGACGATGATGGCAGAAGCGTAATTGCTCGTGAAATTTTAGGCTTGATTTCTCCTGATCCTTTTGTCATCGAAGAACTATGAGCTTCCCTAATCTTCGTCCAAGTTCAAGGCGATTCACGCCAGGCGATTGGCCAGTCAAAACTTTTAATTCTGTCAATGGTTCTGAGTTTAGGATTTTACGCGGATCAAATCGCGTTAATGCCAAATTAGAACTGGAGTTTAGAAATATTAGCGACGCGAATGCAAGGCTGTTTTTGTTGGATTATTATGCACGTCAGGGCACTTTTAAAAGCTGGGCCTTTGAGCCTGCGGCATCTAGATCAGTGTTTCATGGATGGGATGCAAGCGGAAGTTCGGACGAGGGTGATACAACTGTTTTAGAAGCCGCGCCTTATGGCATGCAGTGGCGTTATGAAGAAGAGCCGCAAATAGAGCAAGTGGCCCCTGGCGTGAGCACGGTGTCAGTAAAGCTGATTGGCATCATTCAATCTACGCTTCCTTCCATTGACATCACTCCTATTACGCCCATCGTTCCCGCTGTTCCTAAGGCACCGGCAACGCTTTCTGCCTCTAGAGGCATTCTTATTAATAATTTGTTCTTGTATTCCGCTTCTGCTGCAACTTACGAAGGCGGAATTGCAGTGGACGGCACTATTCCGCCTGCCTATTATGGCCGCACTGATTTATTTGGTGGTTCATTGTATAAAAACCGAGTGCCTGGCATTGCATGGTCCACTGACAGCAATTGGACCACTGCGGAATTGGGGCGCATTAGCAAATGGTCCCTGCATTGCTACAGAGATAGAGACACAATGACAGATGATGTTGATGGACGCACTGGAAAGACTTTAAGCAGCATTCTATGGCCGCATCCAGATGGCCCAGAGCTGATGTTGAAAGACGTTAGTACAGGGCGCATTGGCATTGATCTGATTGATAGGTTTATGGCTGATACGGCCAAGGGAGTAGGGCGGCAATCGCTGCTTGAAATCAACAATATTTCAGTGGATGATACGGTTACATCTGGCGTGTCTTGGCCTCTGCGGCGAAAATCCTTGCCAGACGGCTCTACGTCATTCCCAAGCGACCTTGGAAACAACTGGGGCACGCCTGAGGTGAAACCTCCCACCACCAAAGATACGTGGGTGAGTTTGGCGCCTGGGGCGCCATTCTGGAACGAAACAATTGGCTGGGCTGGTCCGCAAGGTAGAAACGGCGCAAGCCCCACTCGCTATTTCTTTGTCGTGATGGCCATTGATTCAGCAGGCAAATTATTGTCAGTTGGTGTTAGTCGATTCAGCGCTATCAACATTCCTTCCTAAGATAGAACTATGGCACAATTTTATTCTGGCAAAGACGGAGTTTTTCTTTTATCTGGCGATAAAAGTGACGCCGGATATTTCAATGCAAACAATGCAAAAGTGGTGGACTGGTCGCTATCAACGTCTGTTGACGTGCTGGAGACCACCACGCTGCGCGACAAGGCTAAAACTTACATTCCAGGCATACAAGAAGCCACTGGAAGTGCTAATTTGTTGTTTTATGCCGATGGTGGAACTAGTTTAATTTATAACATTTTGAATGGAGTGACGGCGAAGAAAGATGGCACTTATGACACTGAACGCCGCTTTATGCGCCTTGCTTTAGAGCGAGGAATTATGGTTAAATTTGCTTGTTACATTACAAGCTGCGAGCTAAGCGTGAGTGCTGGTGACGTGGCAAAAGCATCCATTCAATTTACAGTTGATGGTGCCATTGAAGAAATCAAGCTGAACCCCACTGCCGCTGACCTACCATCGTTATGAGCGTTTATTTAGGCGATACTGGTAGCATTTTATTGCGTAGGCGTGGACAAGATTCCATCCTGAAAAACGATGGCACTCGCAGTGTTTCTATTGGCCGTAATGCATTAATTACGTCTAGCACAATTGATACTGGCAGGCGTCGTTTTGGTTTTGCCTCGTTAGCAGGAGAATCATCACTTGGATTTCCTACTGGCTTTTTAATTACTGGAGACAAAGTAGATATTAAAACCATCACTCCAGCCGGCACTGCATTGTCTTTTGTTTCATCTTCAGGATGGACAGATGATACTGCAAGGGATAGTGGTTCTTGGTTTGTCAATGTAGATCAATTGGGCAGCGTCGCTCTATACACTTCATTCACAAATAGCCTTGTCGGTGCATCTGGCGTGGCATTGCCGTTGTCAATACCAGAAGCATTCCCAACCGATGGTATTGTCGTAAATGTTGTTCCCAATTCGGAATTTACGCGAGAGCTTGGACAAGTTGTTTCGTTTGAACTAAATACCAATCGCGATAATGTTGATACAACTGTTCTTGGGGATGAATTCAGGAGTCAATGGAGCGGATTGATTAGCGGCAGTGGCCGCATGACATGTGTTTGGGACTATGAGAATGATGGGACACTGCCTCAAAAGGAAGTGCCACACTATTTGATGCAGCTTGTCCTTCGCACAGAAATTGGTAGCGAATTCACTGGAAGATTCAACTTAGTCCCGTCTTCGGTGCCTGCTGGTAGTAGGGCACTACCTAGGGATAATGGAGACATGTTGTTTTATGAATTTGATGGAATCATTTCATCTGCAGTGGTCAATGTAAGTGGAGACAATTATTTAGAGATGAACGCTGAATTTATCACGTCTGGTCCCATTCGTCTGATCACGCAAGCTGCCGTGGGCGGTATTGACCTTGAAGACGGTGGTGAACTACTGCTTGAGGGTGAGCGTGGCGATGTTGGTGGCGGTTTAATTCTTTAACATGAAATAGAGCTAAACGCTAGACTACATCAAAAAGAAAAGCATTAAATCATGGCCGATCAGAAGATCTCTCAGCTTAATTCTTTGCCGGCCAGCGGTTTAGCAACTGACGATCTGTTTGTTGTCGTTGATATTAGTGCTGGCCAGACAAAGAATATTACAGCTCAAGCATTGGCTAGTGGCGTTTTTACGCTAGTTCCAAGTGGAGGACTAAGTAGTAGTCAGATTACATTTGCTAGCGGCAGCATTTCTTCTGATGCATTGGCTGCCACTGGAGTGACCACGGGCAAGATTGCCGACGATGCTATTACTGCTGCAAAGTTTGCTGATAATAGTGCCATTGTCACGAGCAATTCTTTGCCTTTAACAGGCTCCTATACGGGGCAAATTTGCGTTATTACGACTAGCGGCACATCGTATTACTGGGACGGCAGCGCGTGGGCTTCCTATGGAGGGAGTGCCGCTGTTTTTGCTGTTAGCGGAGCGACAGACCAGCCGGTCAATATTACTGCCACTCGGAGCGGCACCACTGTTTATTTAACTACTAGTCTTGATACAACTAGCGTAGGCGGCCAGTTTTTAGCTGGTCCCACTGGAAGCGGCGGTACTGCTGCTTATCGCACCATTGAAGGCACTGATATTCCCACTGCTTCTAGTGGCGTTAAGGGCGGCGTAACTGTTGATGGTTTTGGTTTGACAGTCAGCGGCACTCGCCTGCAAATTGATAATACCATTTCAGGCAACGTCAGTCCTCACCTAGTCATTTATTCATCAAGGGGTCTTGTAACAAGCGGGCGTACAATTACCGCTGCTGATTTGCCCATTGCTACAAGCATTGCTGCTGGCATCACGCGCCCTGGCACTGGCCTGGAAGTGGACGAGAACGGTGTTGTTGACCATACCAACACCGCAACGCCTGGCACTTATACCAAGGTCACCATTGATAGCGAAGGTCATGTGACTACTGGCACGCAACTGGCGGACACTGATCTTCCCAATCATTCCGCTGCATTACTAACCACTGGCACTTTAGATGCTGCGCGTATTGAAGCCAAAGCGCTGGCTGGAACCAAACTAGCAGACTATGCCATTACAAAAATTGGCGAATCGCAGCCAACAGCAGATCAAATTGGACAATTCTTCTTCAATCCATTATCCCGAGATTTATTCCTTTGGGACGGTAACGTTTTCCAACCGATTGGCATCAGTGTTGGTGAAATTGTATTTGCTGGCACATACGATGCAGGAACAAACTTAGTCGAGTCAGTTACGTCGGAAGGCACGGCCATTGGCCTTGCTATTGGCGGCCCATTGCCTGCTGCTAGCGCTGCTAACAACCGTTACTACTTAGTGGTTAGCGCGGCTGGTACAGGCACTGCTCCGGCGCCCGTGGAAGCATTGTCTCCTCCTGACATTATTTTGTCGAACGGAAGCAATTGGACGCAAGTTGACGTTAGTCAAACGATTACTAGCCAGGTGGCTACAAACGTGTCCTTTACGCCTTATGGCAATATTGGAGCTACAAACGTTCAGGCCGCCGTTCAGGAAGTAGACGATGAAAAGCTGCCATATTCTGGCGGTACGATTACAGGCCCGCTTCTCATTGGAAGTGGCGGCACCTTTAGTTTTGAGGGTGCTTCTGACAATGCGTTTGAAACAACATTGTCTGTCGTTGATCCAACTGCCGACAGGACTGTTCTCATCCCTAATATTTCCGGCACTTTAATTACCACTTCAGACAGTGCAACGATTAGCGGTGTAATGATCGCTAGTGGAACAATTACAAACCACAATATTAGTCCAACGGCTGCCATTGAGGGAAGCAAAATTCAGGCTGCTACTACCACAACAAGCGGTGTGGTTATTTTAACCAACAGCGTTTCTTCCACATCGACAACCACTGCTGCCACTCCCAGTGGAGTTAAAACTGCGTATGACTTGGCTGCTGCCGCATTGCCCGCAAGTGGTGGTACGTTAACGGGAACAGTTATTTTCGCTAGCGGCCAAACAATTAGCGGCTATGCACA